AATTTCTGGTTCTAGTTTTGCAGCACCTCTTGCTAATCTGTCAATCGCATCTCCAACATCTCTCCCAAGTGCTATAGCAGCAGATCTAGCAACTGTTGCTAATCCCTCTAACTGCTCTCCGCTAAATCCGGCAGAAGCGCCTACAGACGCTACTCTTAATGCTTGGTCTAATGCGATGGCTTGTCCTGCAGCATCTTTTATTCTATCTGCTAATAAAGTTAGGTTATCTCCTGAAGCTCTTCCTAAAGCTTCTAACCCTTCTACTAATTGTTGAACTTGAGAAGCTTGTCTTAACGCATTAAAAGCAGCTGTGGCCGCGAAAACGTTAGCAGCTAAAGTAGCGTACGCTCCTACCAGACCAGAAGAACCGCCTTCACCAATTGTTTGGTTTAATTTAGAAAAACCTTTTGCAGAGGATAAGTTTGTCTGCCCTATACCTTTTTGCTGTTTATGAAACTTACTCCCTGATTTTGTAGAGTCATCTTGAGCTTTTCTATGTTTTTTAGTTGTTTCAGTAAGTTTGGCAGTTTGTTTTTCAACCATAGATACTTTCTTCCCTTTTTCGGAAATTAGTAGTTCAATTATTACTTTATTATCTGCCATTTTTATTTTTCATTTTATCGTACTCAGCTTTTAGTCTTTTCTGAGATTTCTCGATAGCTCTACTGTCTAACCACAGTATCAACTCAAATATAAATTCTATTTGATGTTCTTGTATTTTGTAAATATCTATAAGAAAGTTTAAGTTAGTAAAATCTTTACCAACATACCCAACATCCCCATAAACTCTATCTCCTAAACTATTAAATATGTTTAAGGTATCTACTATTAAATCTGGAAAATCCTCCCAGTCAGGAGGACATTTTTCCCAGTCTATTTCTTCACCAGTTTGCTCACACATCATGAGATACTGGTCTTTTGTCATGCCAATATCTTTATTATTTAGAAACGTCTCCAGACTTTTGTGAAGTTTTCGCTTGTTCTTTTGTGCGAAAGTTTTCTAAATCAAAGACTACCTCATTGAGCCAGTTATCAAACTCGGAAGAGTTTTCTACCAGTATTTGTGCATTCTCTTCTGAAAATTCCATTTCCATCTCTCTATCTTGTCCTTTTAAATCGACTAGTATAAGATCTTCTAAATAACCAAGTTTTAAACCTCTCCAACCTTTTACAGTTGCTTCTGTGAATTCTTTTACAAACTTCTCATCATCTAAAATTTCTTCAAAACCTCTTGTTTTTCTATTGAACTTGCTAGAAGTACACTTTTTTCTTAAGTTTACTAATTCTTTTCTCGATAGATTTGCAAGTTCTACTTCAAATCCATCTAATCCTGGGAACTCAGCCCAAGTTGTTTTACTGTCTACCAGTAATGATTTTAAATCCATTTATTTTCTCCTAATATGTTATAATGGTTCCTAAATTTGCAGGGCTATTAACTAATCTAAAGTCTATAGTCTGCGTGTATATTTCAGCAACATTGGAGCGTTTTGTAAACATGCATCCTGCTAAGTTTGCATTTAAAAACGTGGAACCATTTACTACGGTTTTTATTCCTACTGTTTCTGAAGTATTAAACGATTGAAAAGTAGCAGAGTTATCACTTGTTATATATTGTGTGATATTTCCACTTACTACTCTATCTCCTAATGTATAAGTTGTCGGGTACATTGCATTACTTGCATTAGTAACTGACAAACTATTTTGTAATGTCTCATAAGGAGTCCAATCTATATTGTTTTGCACTTGTAAAGTTGTAGTTACAAGATTCGGTACATCTACTGAACCTACTTCTACATCTAAAAGCGAAAGGGTGGGAGTTCTTGTCGAACTAGCGCTTACCAGTGAACCTGGAAGCGAAAAGCTGGCATTTCCCACTCTACTTAGTTTTTGTGCATTTCCACTTACAGTTAATATAAGTGGTGAGCCTTTTGCTAAGTTAAACTCTCCTTGAGTAATTACGCATCCTTCTAATTTGAAGGTGCTCTCGCTGGTTACGATATATAAGTCGAACGATTTTAATAATTGTTCTCCATTAGTAGTATCATAATCAGTCAGAAGACTTTTTACAATTGTTTCATCTTTCTCTTGAGTTAGATGAACTGCAAAACTAAAGTTTGCGGGATTTGCTTTTGTTATACTTGTTCCCTGAAACATCTTTGTTTGATCGTGCAAAGTCTTTACTTCGTATGCATCTTCCGCGAATGTTTGTGAGAACGACACTTCAGGAGTCGTTTTAATTAAATAACGACTCCCATTGTGTACGATGTGTACACTACTTTCTCGAAGTAGATTGTACGTTGCCATGTTTATACAGTATAGTTATTGGCATATGCAGAATCACTATGTTTAGTTAATCCTTTATATTTTACTGTTAACTCATTACCTGTTGATAAGTCAGTACCTTGAGCCGCGAATTCAACTGTAGATGATATAATATCAGCTGTTTCAATTGACGGTATTTGTAAATGAGCTTTTGGTAGATCAAACTCTACTAATGGTGTAGCACTTGATGCTCCTCCCATAAATATGCTCATATCAAATGAAGTATTAACTAAATCTGTAGCTTTTGTTAAGTCAGACAATAGTTCGTTAGAACCATCAGCCTTAGTGTCTAAATACATAGTTAAAGAACCACTTACCTGTCTTGCTCCTGAGAAAGAACCTATCGGAGTATCAACAACCCCTAAAGTTTCTGGAGTAACATAAGTAATATTATTAGCAATGGTTAATGAACCACCAGTAATATTGATTGCATAAGTTTTTGTTCCACTTCCTAATAAGTCTAATACTTCAGCAGAGCCTGAGCCTGTTGTAGCATGAGTTAAACTTAAAGTAGATAGTTTATTTCTTAAATAGTCAGCATCTGAAGAAGCTGTAGTATCTACAAAATTATAACCTTCAATATAAGTTTTTGCTGTGACAGCTGCACTTGTAGCTGCAGTACCACTTCCTTTAGTTACTTCTATTGATTTTGAAGGGTCTTCAATAGCTGAAGTTACCTGATCAATAGTTGTTGCATTTCCTGACCAAGCAATAGTAGCTATGCCATCGATTGAAAAATCAATCTCTGCTTGGTTAACTTGACAGTCATTTAGTCTATATGTAGTATTTTCTAATACAAAGAAAATATTTAATTTTAACATTTCATGGTGGTCTGATCTTACGAACGACACATCTGCATCTGTACCATCACATGTTACAGCAGTTGCTGAAGTTCCGCTTAAGGCACCTCCAGTAATATCTTTACCTGCAATAGCAGCCCATAAAATATTTTCACACATATCCATATGATTTTCAGTTCTTATACTATTAGCACCATGTTTGAAAGGTCTTACATAAGTTGAGAATGACCACTCAGCTGGAGCCAATGAATCATTGAATCTTTTTGAGCCTCTGCTTGGGGTTGCACCCGCTTCATTAATTGTTACGTCAGTAGAATCTGAACTCTGTGAGAAACTATAGCCATCTAATACTCCCATTTTAAAAGTATTTGCTGCTGATCCATTACCTTTGAAAAGTCCTGTAGGCTGTCTTGAGCCATCTGCGGTCAAAGAAGTTATTCCTTTTACTGCACAATCAAAGTCTGTTCCAGTGCCTGTTGATGCTGCACCGTTTGCCTGTTCAAGTGATTCATTATCAGCTAATCCTGTTCCTCTAAAGTTATTTGGAATTTGAACTTTGCTCACAACTCCACCACTTGTTATTTCTGTAACTATAACTTTTACACCTTTACTGCCTAAAGTAATTACATCTCCTACTACATGTCCTGTACCTCCGACAAATGTATCGACATCTACAAGAGATCCACCACTTGCGTGAACTCCGTTAGCTGTTGAAACAAATACCTGGGTATTTCTTGATAGATTTAAAGCCATTTTGCTTATCTCCTATAATTTATAATGGAAAGGGTTTAGCGAGAATTTTCTGCTTTACCTGTTTCCTAATATCGTACTTCGATTACCATTTCACCTATACCTAATGGAGTAATAACTCCTTCATCTGTGCTTATTGAAGTAATAGTCGCAGATGTTGTTTCTAGATGAGGTGATACAGTATCATCATACACCAGTATATCATTATCGTCTACAACTCTTTCGATGTCTTCAAGTAATAATGATAAAATTTCTTGAGGGTCATTTGCATCTTCTACATACGCCCTTATTGTTATTGTTATGAATCTCCATTTAAATCCTCCAGGCTGATACTGTCGTACCTCATCGCCTGCTACAACACATACTTTGGGGTATTGTTGTATCTCATCTAAAAATACTAATCGTGAATCAGCATTTTGATAAATGTTTGAATTAAATGGATAATTCCCATCAATTTCTTTTATTTTGTTTACAAGAGCTTCGGCTATCTTTTTTCTTTGCGTTCTATGTGCCATTATACTCTCCTAAGTGTAAATTTTCTTTCCGTATACTTTAGTGCTGTGTTTCGTATGCTTTTAGCTATTAAAGGCTTCGGATTATAACCTGTAGGCCATCTTCCAGAGTTTTCAAAAGTAGAGTATACTTGAGAACTGTTTTTGCTATTTCCACCACCAGTTAAAGTATAGGTGTATTCTGCCGTTATTGTTCTGCCTGTGTCTCGTAGATTTACTACCTGAGCACTATTTGAAAATTCTCCTGTTCTATTAGTTAAAGCAGGTTTCCCCATATTTCTTCTAACTTCTGCACCCAAAGACCTATTAATATTCGATCTAAGTTTTGTCAGATTTAAGTCTGCTCCTTTTTCTTCCTTACTTTTACGTCTGCCCCTTCGAGCACTTAGTTTTGCTCCTCCCGCTATAGTAAGTATTTGAGCTTTTGCAACAGTAGAAAGGCCTGTACTCATTTTTATTTTAGTAGACTGAGTTCCTGGTTTTGCTTTCTTAGGTGCTTTTCCTTTAGTTCTTTTCGCTCCTTCTGCTTTTAAAGCTGCTTTTACAATTCTTTCTGCAGCTCTTTTACCCGCTCTTTTTGAGTAAGGTTCACTGGCTTCTGCATCTGCAGCAGTTGCAGGGTCTAATGCTCTTATTTTTGTATTTGCACTATCTAAAAACTTTGCTAAACTTCCTTCTTTCTTATTACTTTTGCTTCCTAAAATGTCTTGTTTTATGTTTGTCCAGTCACCAGGCTCTTTACCTTGTCTTCTAATTGATCCTTTTACTACTCTAACTTCTTGTTCTGTTCCATCGGGCATAACAATTATTTCTTTTTCAAAAGTCAAATCTAAACTTTGCTTAACACTTTTTACTACATCAACACTTATTCCATATGTCTGTAAAGCTCCTAACGCTGATGTAAAATCTTGGTTACTTCTTAAATCTTGCTCTAATTCTTCTAGTCCGAAAGTTCCAACTGCTGTTTCAGAATCATGTGCAAAAGGAGTACCCCTTCCAAAAGCTGATGCTACGCTTGTTCCTGTCTTTGACTTTGGGCTCTTAGGTGGCAGTCTACTTTCTAAAGTTATATCTTCTAATTTATTACCAGATCCTTCTAAGTACGTTTCCTTCCAAAGATTCCAAGCTACTTTTCTTAATTCCTTATTAAACTTAGTTAAGCCCGTGCCTTTATATTCACTTGAATTATTATATAGTCTAATTATTATTCTATCTTTAGTAGACCCTTTTAATAAAAATATACCTCTACTACTTGCTACTCCTAGTTTATAAAACTGCCTGAAACTTCTTAATTCGTGATTTGTTTCTACTACAGTACTCATTCTTGACATTTGACCAAATAATTTATTTACTATATTTTTCCAAGTTGAGGTTGAATTATAGCTTTGGTTTATTTGGTTCATCTCTTCTTGAGTAAACTTCATACCTTCCATAACATTTACAACTCCTTGTTGAAATGCTACACTTGCGTTTTCAGAGCTTATTCTTATATCATGTAAATAAGTTTGCCCCATTTTCTTTCTTAGTTCACTATCGGAGTATCTGTCTACAGCAGCTCTAATATCTCTTTCTACTATATTAAGAGCCATTACTTATGAATCTTATAAAAATCCAATATACGTTTAATATGGTCTGGAAAACCTATGTTTTCCCTTAAACTTGTTGATACAGGATTTTGTATCTGTGCGCCTGATATAGTTAAGTTTGCTTTTCTTTCATCTTTTAAATAGTACTTAACTAAATCAAAACACGCTAATTTTAAATCTTCTGGTGTTGCCGCATACCCTGAAGTATAAACAACCTTTACTGCTTTTCTACCTTGCGGAAAGTGTGCATCACTTGTTGCAGTTGTTCTGAAAATGGTATCGAGTCCTTCGTCGACTACGTATTCGTACTTACCACTACTGTCAGAATTCTCTGTTATTAAAGTCGTATATGAGTCTGATTGACCTTTCCTTTCGGAAACTGAAGTCACGCTCACTACTGGACTTTCATCGAGTATTATTGCATTTGTGTATTTATCCTTAATATCGTAATATTCGGTTTTTGCACTTGAATAATAATCTACAAAACTTGTGCCACAGTATGTCTTTACTGTTTGGCTGATAGCTGGTATAATAGCATTAATTTTTGCGTCTTCGGAAACCCCGGTGAGTCCCGCGAATTCTTTATATTGTGCTAATGTTATTAAATTTGCCATAATTAAAAAGTGGGAGTGTTAGGTACACTCCCAGAAACCTTATTAAGCTAAATATTAGCTAGCTTTATACATCCAACCCCACTTAGAAGTTGCACCATCAATAAGATCGGTAAATCCGATTCTTTGAGAAGCCACGAGGACTCTTCTTTGATTAGCTACTTCGTAGTCTGATTCAACTGTAACACCTCTTAGTCTTGGTAATACGTAGTTTCTTGGATTAACTGCGATTGCTCCAAACTTAGCAACTGCTGGTGTAGCAAACTCGTCACATAATAGTACTCTTGAACCGAATACTTGACCAATTTCACCAGAAAGTTTAGTTGCCATGTCGCCAACTAGGTTAGCGTCTTGGAACTCTGCATCTTCTAATAGTTCA